CCACCACCTTGTTTCTTTTCACAGTGACAAGGAAAACTGCAATGCTGGCTGAATCATTATCCTCAGACGCTCACCCAACCAGAGGTGCGTCGTTTTGGTATCCGAACTGCTGTTAAGCAGCAACCCTCTCTGCCACACAAGCGGCCAGTGCAGGATGGATCATAACGAAAACTTCAGTGTTGTCATTTCATTTTTGTTTGAGCCGTAAGGAGGACTCATACCTGCGTGTTTTGCACTCTCAAAACCCCGTCGAACCCATTACTACCCCATATTAAATTGTAGTGGTCGAGACGAATGGGATTGAACCATTGACCTTTCGATTATCAATCGAATGCTCTACCAACTGAGCTACGCCTCGATATTAGGCCATGCGTCCGAAAAACCTCGTCTGCAGCCGATAGGTTTTTAGCTGAGATAGCAGTAAAAGTAATGAGCTGAACCGCACAAACGCTAACATAACCAACATGGCACATTCTGGTGGAACTGATGGGGGTCGAACCCACGACCTCCTGCTTGCAAGGCAGGCGCTCTCCCAACTGAGCTACAGCCCCAGGTATTCCCGCCCCTTTCGGGGCAGGAGTTTTTAGGTTATAAGGTTAGCAACAGAAGCCGAAGGACACGCCACAACTGGTGCCGGCGCCGTTAAGGTTGGCGTCGCCGCCGCTGGAAACAGAACAGAAACTCGCGGAGATGCTGGAAAGAGGAGAACGCAGAAAATTCCATCGTCGATCTCCAAAATCGTCTTCCTTGTAGTATGGGACATCTTCCTGTTTATAGAACTCATACCACTTACCCTCTCCAGGGACAGAGTAAAAACATCTACCGTATAATTCCTTCTCGCTTTTCAACCACAGTTTACAGACACTCTTGACGATTTCCTTGCTACAGTTACCAGCGCTGGTCAACTTAATAACAGGCTTAATAATCGCCTGAATATCATCAGAACACAAATTGATAATCTCATCGTTTAACCTACGATTCATATCACAGGCATCCCAACCACCACGATTCGTGCAGTCTTGATTCATCCGCATGTCTTCTTTGTAAATATTCACCATATCCCAAGAAATGGGAGCCTTACCGGAGCCATCAGCAAGATCGTCGTGGTCAAAACCAATAATCTGCCATACAGCAACGAAGCCGTTCTTCATGTAGTCCTTCTTCTGAGCGCCAAGAGCAAATGTCTCTCGCGCCTTACCAGAACGACCAACATCATCAATTTTATCCCACGAAAGATGGTTGAGATCCTTCATTGGAAGCGCCATAGGCGCAACAAACCCAATGTCCAGCGGCTCATGCTTCATCTCCGAACCAAAGTCGAATGTCACGACACCATTGTTACACGAGATATTCAAAGAGCCAAACCTTCCGATATCTTTCTCACTGATACTGACCTGCATTCATTAACACTCCCTTGTGTTGTTTAGTTACTTCCTTGAAAAATTCAATATCTCAATCACACTCATCATTCGGCCTTCGCCGTACCTCCATTACCTTCTTCCAATCTTCTGCCACCAGGGAGACAAGTCTGAGCTTCGGGGAGCGACCCCTAACTTCTTGCCCCAGTCCCCGCCCTAAAAGAGCCGAACCACGAGTCCTGTGCGGGATTGTTTACCCGCAAATTTCACCGTTCGTTCAGAAATTGTTACTTTTACAATAACGCACCCAATTTGCATTATAGAAAGATCATCTTCTTCTCCGTCCTACGGCTACTTTAACCGGCGACTTTCGTTATAGCCGAATTTCTTCGACATCAAGACGGAAACGCATTGCTGGCTTTACCTCCGTCATTATGGCTGCCACACCATAACCCCATAGGCTTATTCTTCCACCGGAAGCGTCTATTGCTGCGCCCGAAAGTTCCGTGCATTTTGTAGCGATAACTCTTAGCACCACACATTTTTGTTGGCGGTTTCCGCCTCCCCACAATACATCGCTGCATCGCAGCCGCCCAGCAATAAAAGGTATCCCTCGTAAGCCAAACGGAAATTACTGCGTGTCTCTGAGTGCTGACGCACTTTGTTCACAGAGTTAATAATAAGCATGATTCAGATATTGAATTTTCAAGGTTCTTTGGAGCTGGTGACAGGAATCGAACCCGCAACCCACTGATTACAAATCAGTTGCGCTACCTGTTGCGCTACACCAGCAGATTGTTTAGTTAGTTCCTCTTGACAAGTATTACTATACCAGACAGAAACCGATTTGTCAATAGGAATTAGCAAAATAATTTCAAAAATTTTTGGTGGCTGGGATCGGACTCGAACCGATGTCTCCAGCTTATGAGGCTGGCAAGAAAACCAACTTCTCCACCCAGCCATAATTAGGCGGGGCGGATGCCCCACCTATTATGCGTCTCTTACAGAGCGTGTAAGCTCGTCTCCAGGACGGAACACCACATTCTGAAAACTTGGAACCATAATGCGTTCCTTGGTTTCTGGATGCACCGCAGGATGAGCCTTAAACTCTTTTACTTCAAATGTACCAAATCCACGGATCGTCACCTTTTCACCTCGGATAAGTGCCGCCTGGATTTCGTCAAAAATGTCGTCAATTACATTCTTGACAATATACTTCTTATTGCCCTGCTTACCAGCAACGGCATTGATAAGATCCGTTTTATTCATACTCACGCCGCTTTGTCGCTCCTTTGCGGACGATAAGCACTGGTATCAAAATCAACATCGCAAAACGCTTTTACTCCGGTATAACTACATACGCAAATAAGCTGCTGCTGAGCGCCATAAATGCGCTTTCCTACGCAATAGTCATCCATACCAAGAAAGCTTCCTGCCATGATTGTTTTTACACCCTGTACATTGTCGATTTTGTTATGATGCAAATGGCCTGACAGAATTGCATATACTGGCTCTTTCGCCATTGTCTGCAAAGACTGAACTTTGCTTGCAGATCCATCATAATCGCCATGTACACCAAGATAGGTCTTCCCTCTGATGTCGAGCAGATACATAGTATCGTCTATCTTGCGATAGTGGTCAAACACAATGTTCTCAAAATTCTGCAACCTTGCTTTCAGATACCACTCAACCAGATCATCCATTCGTTCATGCGGTGAAGCAAGCTCCTTCTCTTCCAATCTGGAATGATTTCCAGCAACAGAAGAGAAATACACATGGCGGAAATGTTTGCTCAGTTCTGCAAGGAATTCAGAAATCAACTCAGAAACTCCTACAACCTGCTCAATCACATTTTCTCGGTTAGATACCGCAATAGACTTATGAATATTGCCACTGATTAAGTCTCCATTTGCCCAAACATAGCAATTCTCTGCTCCATATCGTTCTGCCGTCTCAACAATGCTGACAAGATACTCTTGCAGCAACTGCCGGCACACATCAGAATTATAATAATTCCAGTAATTGTCTACACATGCGCCAAAATGCAGATCATTCAAGCTGACAAGCAAATCGCTGTCAGAAGCTTCAACAGAATTAGGCGCATATACAAGCTGAGGGATCACGCCATTCGTGATTGCTCGTTCCAGGATATCTGCATTCTCATCTTCACGAGCCATCTTACGCACAACCTTATTCAGCGCATTGCGCTGGTCAAAGAATCGCTGACGCTCCTTCTGGAATTCAAGCATCTTACGATCAAGCTCACTCAGATACGATGTCTCATCACCACTCTGGGCATACTTTGTTTTGAAATACTTCATCACATTGTAACCGGAATACGGTGTGACGTTCGCAGCCTTACGCAAGCTGTCATAGTGGATATTCAGGCCAAGCAGATCTACAATATCAGACCATTCAAGATCTGTTGGGTTTTGCTCAACCTTTGTTTCAATCAGGCGAAGACCGTACTCATACTCGCTTTCGTTTTCAAGCCGATTATATTTTGGATTCATCATTCGTCCCTCCCGTCTGGTGGTATAGGGACGATTCTGTGAATTGACAGCGTAATACCTACTACACCGTCCCATCGTTTCAAAAACTCGGTCAGACTATAACTTCTAACAAAATCTTTTCCGTACTCCGTTATCGTCATGTCTTTTGTGTCAATGATGGCGTTTGTAAAGCTTTCACTTTTCAACGTCTGCGCCATCTCATTGACCTCTCTGCTGAATCAGGCGCTTACGCTTCAATTCTCGCTCACGATCAATTCTCGCTACGATCTCAGCCGCCGCATGGTTTGTACCAGCAATCGCCCTCATCATACTCTCATTCTCTGTTGCATAGTAATGATGCCGCTTGGAGTCCTGCATCATCGTTCTCGTTACTTTGTACTCAGGATACAGTTCCCGAAGCACACGAGCCTCTTCCTTTGTCACTGGAATCATGTAATTTTCAGTCCTTCTTTATAAGATGTCCCAGGCTGTGAGGATAAACCCCACAGCCATACGGACGGGAGATGCCGATTATCTTAATAAAAACGGTTTTCTTCCCTTATAGGTATTTATCGTTTTGGGACAGAAAACATCGTTGATGAACGACCACAACTAAGCCAAAAGTCAATTTTTATCGACTTATTTGTGCGCTTTAACAAGCGTTGTTCAACGGCATTTTGTCAAAGCCGGACTTCAAAATAAAAACCGTCTTAATTCTTATGACTTTGGTAATATCTGGCGTTTCGCTTAGCTCTTTTCTCCTTATCCCGCACATCTTGACAAGCGTCGCAGCGCTTCTTGTTCTTCACAATTCCATCGACCTCGAAATCCTTTCCGCAATCAATACAGCGAATGGTCTTTTTGACAATAGGATGATAGACGGCGCAATTATTACAAAGCTTCTGCTGCGCAGTCATCGGAACAAAGCGCTCTCCGCATTTCTTACACTGGATAGATCCATCTGGCAGATTATTCCGAAGGTTGGTCAAAACCATATCGCCAAAACACATCCAGAAAACATTTTTCCGTTTACTCTGTTTGGTGTGGAAAAGATACTTTACGAGAACATCACATACATCCTTCATGTCGTACCCAAGAGCGGCGAATCGCTCCAAAATCATATCTCGCACATATGCAAGGTTTGTCATATCGTCATAGAAGCTGATTGCGTAACGATACTGTTTTTCGATTTCGTTATATAAGTCAACAACGTCCTGTAACATACTCACCTTCAAGGAAGGATTATTGAGCATGTACTGATATCGAAAAACACCAATGTTCCTTGCAGAAAAGGACATACGCTTGTTTGGAACGATTGCTTCCAGACGGTTTACTGCACTGTAATTCAACCGCTGTACTCTGCCGCCATCCTTTTTCTTCGCATATACAAAGAAATGTGGGGCTTTCATGCTGGTAATTCTCGCCAGTCTTGCGTTTACATCGTCCGGACGAGTTGGCTTAAACAAAGTCTTCGCATAGTCAATACAGAAGTTGTTCTCCATACACAAGATCTTAATAGCGTCGATATCTACATCGTCGCTGTTCCAGATTTTCGTGATGTCGTTGCTGATAACACCGATATTGCCTCCAGTCCAGGCCGCACGAAGACCTTTGAATATCTCTTCATTTGTTATGGTGACAGCGCCGGCCTTTGCCATCTCATAATACAGAGGGACAATGCCTTCCATGTTTCGCTCCGCGATTTCTACCAAAAGACGATCCGCGCATACAAGGCTCTTATCTCCATCGCAGTCAAACTGCAAAATCTTTGAAATAAGATCATGACAACTCGTATAAATAGCGTTTGGAGTAAACCACTTTCTTGTCATTGGTGTAACGACATTACGCCGTACTGCATGTTCTCTATACAAATGTGGCGAACGCAAACAATCCAGCTTCTCAATATTGCGATAAAGATAGCAAGATACCTCGCCATCAGCCAGCAAACCCTTTGGATCTCGATTACCAAGGAAAAGCCACTCGCAAAATGCGTACAAATCAGGAATTAAGAACATATACTTCGCAGACAAATCCAGCTTTGCTGCCTTTGCCTCTTGCACCAGGTTCTTTTTTATCTGTCGAAGCATTTCCTTTGTGTACGGATCAGAAAGAAGCTCTGGATAAATCTGCAAACACTCCTGAAAGGCATTTTTGTTTTTGAACTGAGAAGAAGCACCGAAAACATCAAGCATGGTTTCACGATCAGACGCGATCCTAACAATCTTGTCAACGGACTTCTCAGCAAGTGACTGCAGCTCTTCTTCCGTAATATCTGTCAGTGTCTGAAGCATCTGATAATTCAGCTTTGCGTCAGGAAGAAAGTCTTCTTCCTCATTGCACTTGCCAGCCGTGCATCCATTTTCAAGATACATCGCAATATACTCATTCCAACTTTCGTAGTATTTGTACATCTTGAACTGGCTTTTAGTAAAAATTACCTCAATGCCCTCAGCAATGATATCATGCTCTTTCCCGTAAATATCCTTTACAACGCCATGGCTTACACTCGGATCGTTCTGATCTGCCTCTCTTATAAATCGGTCAAACGGGAATACCGCAAGAAGACCTTTTACCCAAGGCAAACGAACCATTGTGTTTTTGGGACAGCAGGTAGGTAGCACCATGCCGCACCCATCTGTATGTGTGATTGGGATATCCATTTGCTTTCGCTCTGTCTGATATGTTCGGTGGTCAATAAAATCCACTGTGCCAGCAACCAATGTTTCCATATCATCGACTACGATAGACTTTTGAATATCAAAACCATCCCAAGGATCTGTTGCACTATTGCAAAGAGCAAGGTAAGCAAGATATTTATTGATGTTAATACCTCCGCGCTCATTGATGCTATCAACTGTCAGGCCACACATCAGAGTTTTTTGATACTTCTCCCAAACCTTCTCTTTGATGAACACTGTTTTCTTTGTTCGGATCTGGCCGGCAGAAGCAGTAAAGCAAATATAACGCTCTCCGTTGTAGGTATATCCATTCAGAATCATATCTTCAATGACATCGAAGTAATATGTACGAATAACCATGAAATCGTCATACAGCTTGCCGGTTTGCATACCAAGGGTTCTTGTCAACATCGACTCAAACACAGAGATGATGTTCTTATCGATTACATACTCGCTTCTCAACTCTCTCGTCTCCCTATGTTTCTGCAACAGAGAAACAAGCTCATCCTTATACAGCTTCATCGCTGTATTTTTGCCCTTCAGCTCTTTGTTGATCTGGCGAATACGATCCTTGTCGCCTATTTCTACCTGCTCATCACGGCGAATCTTATACAGCGCACGATACTGAGACTGAGCCTTTTCGAGTGAAAGTCCGCCGTAGTGATAGCTTGATAGTATTTCCCGCTCTGCCTTCAACTTGTTCTTTTCGTTGCAGAGCTTGTTTATTTCAATCTCCAGCTTGCGCTCTTCGTCCGTATAAAACGCACTGGTATCAAAGCTGTAGATATGGATTTGCTTATCGAGACTTATAATGCAACCCTCCTTGGGTTATTCTTCTACCTTAATGAGATCGCCTGTCCAGAACAACCAAGTAGGCTCTTCTTTCAAACTTACGACGGTTTTCAACTTTCCGCCGCGTTCATCACGACTTACCGTAAAAATCTGTTCCGTATTATTTTCTACGAACTGCTTATATTGTTCTGACAGCCTATCGTAATCGGCGTGTCCCTGGATAGCCTTCAAGTTCAGTCTTACTTTGTCGCCGTCTTCCAGATCCACTGGAGACACATCCATTTCTTTCAGCCGCAAATATACGTCAGCGATGCGCTTATCTACGCCCTTCTTTTTCGCAGCCTTCACGAAATTTCTCTTCTGCTTTCGATTCATCAGGCAACTCCCTTTTGGTTCAGATAGGTTTCCAGAGAGTCCAAAATCTCTTCAACAAATGCGATCCAGTTGGGATCGATGCGAATCTCATTCTTATGGATGCGGTAATACTGCGGAGCAGAGTCGCCCATGACATAGCCCATTGCCTGCCAGTCACAAATCATCTCCAGATATGCGCACAGCTTCTCATCAACACCGCCATAGTTAATGAAAGTGCCGTCCTCTGCCACCCAATACTGCCAATGGTGGTCGTTTCGGGAGTAATGGCATCTCCACGCCTGCTCATACGCAGCTTCATTTACAGTCTCACCATCAATGGGGTAGAAATGCTGACGATACGGCAGGAACTCTTCCTCGCTCATCTTACTGTCATCATGCCGGCGCACACGCCAATTCATTTCGTTAATAATACAGTCTCTCTGCAGCAGAGGGATATCCTTCAGTGCCTCTTTCAGCTCAGCCCACGCAAGAATAATGTTCTTCTTGTGCTGCTCGATATAGGCCATATACTCGCTTGTCTTTTCCATCCAAGCACCCTTATTAAACTCGCTCATACCGTTCTCCTTCCTATGCGAACATAGATCTTAACTTTTTGATGTTTTTGGCAAGCAGCAACGCCGCAGTCTCTACATCGTCGCTCGTATTGCTTGAACCAAAAGAAATCCGTATCGTGCAATGCGCATCTTTAGCGCTCATACCGATGGCCGTTAAAACATGGCTTGGCTCCAAAGAACCTGCGGAGCAAGCAGAAGCCGCAGAAATGCAAACTCCATCCGCATCCATAAGTCGTAACAACGCTTCCGCTTCAATTCCAGTGTTTGTTATGCTCAAAATATTCGGCAGGCACATACCATCGAAATCCGAATTGACGCGGTACATACACCCGTTATCTTCCATAGCCTTAACAAACGTGCTTTTAAGATATGCGTATCTTCGGATATATTCAGAAAGATAATCCTGCGTATTACGCGCCGCTGCACCAAGTCCAACAATAGCAGCCACGCTCTCTGTGCCAGAACGCATTCCTCGTTCCTGACCTCCACCGATGATAATTGGTGAGATATTCTTCATAACAGAAGCCTTGACATATAGTGCGCCGATACCCTGTACTGTACCAAACTTATGTCCGCTCATGGACAGCAGATCAACGCCAAGCGACTTCACATCTACCACCATATGTCCAACCGCCTGTACAGCATCTGTATGTACCAAGCAATCACACTGATGGCAGATAGATGAAATAACAGACATTTTCTGTACCACACCAATCTCATTATTTGCAAGCATCACGCTTACAAGGCCGACATCACCAACCTGCAAATACTCATGGAGAA